ACCTGAACATATTATATTTTTATCCATTCTTTATTATAACAATTTAATTTAAATTAATCAAGGAGTTGTAGCATCTGAACTAGCATTATAACCTGTTGATGCACCACCATCTAATACAATAGACCAATTACCAGCAGTATATACACCTTCGTATGATTTTACCCATTCAGTTCCGTTGAAACGATATTGAATTCCTGTGTTTGTATTTGTTACATAATGTTGCGTTGAGTCTGGATTTGAGGCATCAAAAGCTACATTCCATTTACTTGTTGTAGAATTATATTCAATAATATCTCCAACACTTGCAACTAATGTTCCCCAAGTTGCACTTTGAAACGATGCTGTTGAATCTCCTACATCATTTATAACCAAATATCTATCACCATTTACCGGTGTACCAGGATTAAATGTAGCAGGATTAATTATTTTTTTAACTGCTGTCATTGAATTTGCAGGTATTGTGTCCGTATCTATATTAAACAATAAAATTGTATCATCTAATGTTGTAGTAGCAATAGTTCCAATTATTTCATTTCCTGTTGCTTGTTTTAATCTTATTTGAGATGTGCCATTTGTAACTTTACCATATTGATCTAATAATATTTTCCAGTTAACTGGTGGACCAAATGTTTCAAAAGGATCAAGATCAGTGGGTGCATTGGCTCCTGTATAAAATCCATCACCACCTGATGTAGTAGTTGTGCCTGTAGTACCTAATAATCTCAATTGATTTCCTGTTACTAATAATCCAAAATTATTTGGAGTAATATAACTTCTAGTAATCATTGTTCCGTCAATTAAGCCTTTAGCAATTCCACCATCATCATCATAAATGCTCATAATAATTTTTTGTATAACACCTAATTTTGATACTTTAACTGGAGGAGATAACCAAATTGGCATTGAAAAAGTCATTGATGCAACATCAATTTCTGAGTCAGCACCAATTGGAATACTTCTAGAAGAAAAAACTATTCCTGTTAATTCAATATAACTTAAACTTGTCCAATCAATATAATTGTCTGTTTTTTGTATTTCAAAATCAGGATTAAACAAATATAAAATTTGTTCCATTATTTGTAATTTTTGATCAGTATTTGTAGTATAGATATCTGCAGAAACTTCTAATCTAAAAGGAGACGGCATTACTTTTTCAACTGTGTATCCTGCACCTAATTGATTATCGTATTGTTTTGTGGTTTCGTTATAATTTCGTTCTTTTAAATGTTGCTTTTCAATATGATAAGGATTTTGCATTCTTTCTCTATCAAAATTTAATTCTCTTACATATGCGGCAATTCGTGGTGCATATTGTAAAGCATTTTCAGAATTATTTCTTATAATGTTTGCAACTTGTCTTGTCATATCACCATATACAACCGGCACCCCTCTTAAATTTACAGTATCATCCTTACCTTTTCCTGTTTCCACAGAAAAATTACTCAAAACACGTATAAATTGAGTTAAAAATTTTCTAATCTGTCCTTCGTAAAAATGTAACATTAATTGTCAGCCTTTGGTTTTAATGCATCTGATAATGATTGCCTTTGTTCTACTGTTAATCCATTTATTGTAGTAGTACCTGATGTATTAACAAAACTTGTTTTCCAATTTGCTCTTGTATCTGTATTTGTTGTAGTTAACCTAATTGCATCTTCAATTTTAACCCATCTGGTTCCATCAAAACGGAATAATCTATTTGGTAAGTAATCTGTTCTCAAGAAATAATCTCCTTTATTATAACTATTTGGAAACGATGTTCCAAAACCTGCAGGATATCCGTTTGGTGCAATACCATCTCCATCATAATAAAATCCATAATGCGAAGATGCAGGTGAATCTATTGTTGCATTTATAGGTTTATCTGAACTAATTCTTTCTGTTGTATTAACATTATCGGTTCTAATATTTCCTCGTTCATCAATAGGTGCAACATAATATTGTTTATAATTAAATCCTGATTTAGGTGCGTCTTCTTCTGCTTGATTTACAACTGCATCATTAATTTGTTTTTCTTTATTATACGTGCTCATGTAATTTGCAAGAGAACCTGTTGTAGTTGCGTCACCTAAAATATCTCTATATTCTTGTGAATCTACTAATGTTTTCAATTTTAATCTTAATAAATGTGGCCACCAAGTTTGTGAAAATCCTTCTGCCGCCCTATTAACATCTTCTACAACATAATATCTTTTAAGTGCAATTGGTATACTTTCGTCTAAACTAAAATCATCTTTCATATGTGGGAATTCTATTACGTCACCCGACATAGGTTTTCTACCTAATCTTTCTACAGCATCATTTAAATGTACTGTCAAAAATATAGTATCATTCTGCAAAAACATACCAAATTGTGATAAATTAAAATCTATATCTTGCACATTATAAATTCCTCTAATTGTATAAATGTCTGCTGAATATTTTCTATCTCTATTTTCTAAAAATAATAAATCTTGTATAGTTCTTTCATTTAAAGAATCACCAGAATATTGTGGTTGTGTAGGAGATGCTGGACCATCTTTTTGAGTTGATCCTTGGTCATATGGTCCTAAATATTTGTGAAAAAATAAATCAGTTCCTCCGACCGTAAACATCTCTTTAATGTTACGATCAAAAAACTTAAAATCATTCCCTTTTTCCGGCTTATAAATTGACAATCTTGGCATATTATCTATATTTATAGATTGTAAAAGAACTATAAATATGAGTATGTCAGAACTACAAACAGGTCAACAAGAAGTATTTGAATACGTCAAAGCAAACCTAGGTGAGGGTATGATTGACGTTGAATTAGACCCAAAACACTACCAAATTGCTTTGGAAAGAGCAATTAATAGATATAGACAAAGATCGTCTAATGCAGTGGAAGAATCATATGCTTTTTTAAAACTTAAACAAAATCAAAATGTTTATGTTTTACCTGACGAAGTAATTAATGTTAGAAGATTATTTCGTAGAACAGTCGGCTCTCGTACAGAAGGTGGCGAAGGTGGAACACTTTTTGAACCGTTCAATCTTGCATACACTAACACATACTTGTTAAGAGCAGGAGCAACAGGAGGTCTTGCAACTTACTATGCTTTTGCATCTTATCAGGAATTAATTGGAAAAATGTTTGGAAGTTTTATACAATTTCATTATGACGTAGCAAACAAAAAACTTACAATTACACAAAGACCTAGAGCAGATAACGAAACTATATTAATGCATACAGACAATTTTAGACCTGATATAACACTTTTTAAAGACATCTATTCAAAACCGTGGATTAGAGATTACACACTAGCAATATGTAAGGTAATGTTAGGTGAAGCAAGAGGTAAATTTAATACTATTGCTGGTCCACAAGGTGGCACAACCCTTAATGGTGCTGATCTAAAACAAAACGGTATGACTGACATGGAAAAACTTGATGACGAAATCAATAATTTCACTGAAGGTGGCACACCACATAGTTTTGTTATAGGTTAATTCATTATCAAATCATTTAATTCATTATACAAATATTTTAAATATTGGTATAATGCCAAAAGTAAAAGTAAATGTTACAGCTGATAAACGTTATCGAAGTTATCAAGATTTATCTTATAACGAACTAAAAGACTTGGTAAAAAGTTTAGAAACTGATTCTAAACGAGCCAAAAAAAATACATCATTACGAAATCAAGTTCTTGATGCTGTTTCCGAAGCAAAAACAGAGATTGCAAAACGTATTGTAAAATAGTATAATCAATTAATGTTAATAGGATTAGTAGGACTAATAGGGTCTGGTAAAGATACCGTTGCAGAACGACTAGTAACACACCACGGATATAAGAGAGATAGCTTTGCAAAAAGTTTAAAAGATGCAGTTAGCTCAATGTTTAATTGGGACAGAGATATGCTAGAAGGCAATACTACATCTAGTAGACATTGGAGAGAACAACCTGATAAATTTTGGAGTGAAAAAATGGGCAAAGAAGTTACTCCAAGATTAATATTACAACAATTTGGTACTGAAGTTATGCGTGGTCAAATGTATGATGGAATATGGGTTGACTCTGTTATTGGAAGATATAAAGGTGAAAATACTGTAATTTCAGATACTAGATTTCAAAACGAAATTAAAACTATTAAAGCACACGGTGGCAAAATACTACTTGTAAAAAGAGGAGAATTACCCACACGTGAAGAGATGCAAAAACATGGGGCACATCAATCTGAATGGGATTGGATGGGTAGTACGTTTGATTATATTATTGAAAATAATAGTACTATAGAAGGATTAAATGCTAATACAGATCAATTTATTCATCGGCTACAAGATCGCCCATCTTCCAACCAAGACGTTTAACACTGCTTAATCTTTGACAATTAGCACAAACAGTTTTTAAATTAGTATAAGAAGTATTTCTTAAATTTCCGTCTACAAAGAATACATCTAATTGTACAGAATTTTGTGCTTTAAATCCACACAATTCACACTTACTTTTTTTACGATAACCAGATCGTTGTAAAGCAGTAATTCCACCAGTTTTTAAATTTTTCTTTTTACGATTACAAGTATCACATAATCTACGCCAATAGATTTTATTACCTTTTTTATAACCATACGCCCGTGGTTTTGCTTTACATTTAATACATAATGGTCTGGTACCTATATTCATATATTGTATTTACGTCGCCTATATAGGCACCAAATTTTGGCAAAATATGTCATAAAAATCAAATGATTACATAAATAGTTCTAGTATACGTAATAACTTGCAAGGAGAACACGTAAAATGGCATTAACATCACCAGGAGTAGAAGTTTCAGTAATAAACGAAAGTTTTTATGTACCAGCAGATGCAGGTACAACTCCATTATTCATAGTAGCATCGGGACAGGATAAAACACCTGGCTCGGGTACAGGAACAGCGTCAGGAACGCAAACAGCAAACGCAAATACAGTATAT